TTTCATGATATTTGTATCTCTACGATCAAGAATAATCTCTCCGTCCATTACTCTTTATATTGAAACTATTCTATTCTCTTTAACGCACTTTATAAAAAATGTTGTTTCAATATAAATGAAACTTAACTCCACTAACAAAAATACTCTTCGAGCTATGCTTATAGTCGTACTCCTTTTGTGTGTCCTCACGATGTTTCGTACCAGTGGATACCAGGGCAAAGAAATTGAAATCGAAACTGTAAACACGGGTTCGTTGTTTGACATTCCATCATCGGAAGAATGTTTGAAAACCGCTTACTATTCGAATAGTGTTGGTGGTGTATGCAACGGCCAAAAACTCGTCCAGGAACAAGCGGGTTATAAGATGAAGTAAAATCTCCGGTATATATAAATGGCTTTAGTGACTAGTCAGTCATCTTTACCTGATTTCGAACACGAGTATCATACGATTACAGTTGATACTATAGGTCAGTTAAGTAAGAATACGTTTACTGTTCATCTTCAACAAACACTAGAAAATATTGTTCAGGCGAGACTTGTAGCTGCACAAATTACAACTACAAATTCTAACGTTTGTTATATTTCTGTGAACGAACTCGATACGAATTATTCACAAAGAACATCAAATATTTATGGGTATGAAAATCAGGAAGTTATATCTAAAGTAAACAACTCATTTGGAAGTTTGATAAGTGGTGGTGGCACAGTATCGCAAATTATTTTCAAAGATAACTACCCAGTCGTTCAACAATATTCAACACCTATACGAAAAATAGACCGATTAACATTTACATTATTTAACCAAGATGGTAATACTATACAGGGTACAGATGATAACTTTTTTATTTTTAAATTCGTATGTAAACAAAAAAATTTACCATTCGTTACAGGGCAGTAAATAACGCATATTTTTAAACTTTTCTTATTATAAATGTCTTCTGGTATTGTTCAACTCATCGCCATAGGTGCTCAAGATGAATACATTATGGGTGAACCAGAAATATCTTTTTTTACATCAACGTTTAAAAGGCATTCTAACTTTTCACAGTCCGTCGAACAACAGACAATACAAGGGGCTGTGAAAGGTAATTCCATGTCATCTATTCGGTTTGACCGAACAGGGGATTTATTAGGGTATACGTACCTTACTATAGATAATAACGCACAAGCACTCGATATTCAACGCTGGGATACACTTATCGATAAAGTCGAACTTCTTATTGGTGGTCAGGTCATAGATACACAAGATGCCATCTTTACCGAAAAAATAGCTATTGATACATTTGCAACGAACGTATCAAAAAGTGCTATAGGTACACACCCAGGTGTAAGCGCACGCTCGTATTTTTATCCATTTAGATTCCTTTTTTGTGAAGGTCCACAGTGTGCTTTACCCATAGTCTCTTTACATTACCATAACGTAGAATTACGTATATACTGGGGCCCGGATGCAGGTAACTATAACTTTGAATGTTATTCAAACTATTATTATTTAGACAATGAAGAACGCGGTAATCTCGTTTCCCGTAACCATGATTTAATTATTACACAGGTTCAAAAAAGTATTCCATCCAATGAATTAGTTCAAGAATTGACGTTTAACCACCCAGTTAAGTATATTGCATCTTCAGATACAACAACTGAAGGTGCTTTAACGTCTACAACAAATAAAATTAAAATCGAAATAAACGGGTTAGATATTGGTAATTTTAAATGGGCGAAACCGCATTTCATAGATGTTATGAACTATTACCATACAAATTTCGTCACATCACCAGATTTCTTCTTATACTGTTTTTGTTTATCAACAAGTTCACTCCAGCCGACGGGAACACTCAATTTTAGTCGTTTAGATTCAGCAAAGGTGGTTAGCCAGACCATGGTCATAAATGATCCTATATATGCCGTAAACTATAACATACTTCGTATAGAAAATGGTATGGCCGGCCTCATTTACGCAAATTAAAATACGTACCTATATTAAATGGTTAAAAACATACCGACCATCGAGCGGTCTACCAAAATCCGGTTTGGTAAACACGCTACGGACGACCAGGGCGAAAACACGATCGTATTCAATGCTTCAAATACAGCTATAGATACATCAGGTTCAGGGAGTATTTACATGACACCACTTCGTCAAGAAGATGATATAACATCCAGGGATATAACCATGTTAACGTATAACACAGAAACCAAGGAAATTATAGATTCGAATGTACCCGCGGTTGATCTTTTCTCGATTAATTTACAATACGCGACGAATAATGATAACGTTACATCAAATACGGTTCGTTTTATAAATGATACGACCGCGTTTGTAACAACTGGTAATGTCGGTATACATAATACAAGTCCTACACACGCACTCGATGTAGGTTCACAATTTCATGTAACTGAAGGAGGTGAAGTACGCGTGGGTCCTTCTGTTTTAATAGATTCTAGTGTAACTAATCAAATTCAGGTTTCGGGTAGAATAGATACAGATTCGATTACATTAGATCATATTGGTATTGCTAATAACAATCCAACTATAACGGGGTTAAGTTTAGGTTCGACTACGTTTTTACAAAACCCAACTGCATCCATAAACGCATTTAGTACCACGGGTAACGTAAGTGCGGCATTTTACCATGGTGATAGCTATTTTCTTTCAAACTTGAATTTAAACAATATCGTTTTACAAGGTAATACAACCGCTTCTAGAACAGTTGAGTTTAACTATGCAAATGGCCCAGCTTTGATCACGAACGGTAATGTTGGTATACAGAATACGCATGGTATACACACGTTAGATGTTGGTTCGAACTTATTCGTAGACGATATAGGTTCAAATATATTAGTTGTGACCGGTAATACGTTCACATCGAGAAAAGCATTAATTGGGTCAAATGTTACTATAGATACGTTAGGGTCTAATGTCGTTGAAGTTACGGGGAACACGTATACCTCAAGAAAAGCTTTGGTTGGGTCTAACCTTGTTATGGATACACTAGGGTCTAACGTCGTTGAAGTTACGGGGAATACATTTACCTCGAGAAAAGCTTTGATTGGGTCGAATGTTACTATAGATACGTTAGGGTCAAACGTCGTCGAAGTTACGGGGAACACATTTACCTCGAGAAAAGCTTTGATTGGGTCGAATGTTACTATAGATACTTTAGGATCTAATGTTGTCGAAGTTACTGGGAATACGTATACCTCGAGAAAAGCTTTAGTTGGGTCTAACCTTGTTATGGATACACTAGGATCTAACGTCGTCGAAGTTACGGGCAATACGTATACTTCGAGAAAAGCATTAGTTGGGTCGAACCTTGTTATGGATACACTAGGATCTAACGTCATCGAAGTTACGGGGAACACGTTTACTTCGAGAAAAGCTTTGATTGGTTCGAATGTTATTATAGATACACTAGGGTCAAACGTCGTCGAAGTTACGGGGAACGTAAACGTATCGAATTACACAAAAACAGACTATATTACCGTACAAAAAGATGCACACGTAAAAGGTAACCTCCTCGTCGAAGGTACAACAACAACAATTGATACAATAAATACAACTTTCGGAGATGCCGTTATAAGTCTCGCAAACAATAACACTGAAACATCGACAGATATTGGTATTATCATGAAACAACCCAACAGTAATGCGAGTCCAACTGTAACTTTTAGAGGCGACGAAAAAGAAATAATGATCGGCTACACACTAAACAATTCTTTAGATACCGAAATCACACCCGATTTGGCGAACGTAATAGATTTACACGTCTACGGTAACATAATAGCACAGAATAATATAACACTTACATCGGGTGAACTAACAGCCATTACACTAAACGGTAACGTTATTGGTAATAATGTAGATGTTGTTACTTTAACGGGTAATGTTATTGGTAATAATGTAGACGTGATTACACTTTATGGCAATGTCATTGCAGATAATGTATACGTAACAAATAATATAGAAACAACGTCCGGGTTCTTTAAAGGTGACGGTGGTATTCTCTCGAACGTCACTCTTCAACAAGTTACGGATGCGGGTAATACGACATCAAATACGGTTCTGTTTACAAACGCACACACGGCGTTTACGACAGATCTTACGTCTAACGTCGAAGTTAAGTTAAATCAATTATCGAATGTCATCATAACGGATCCAAACGACCATAAAAGTTTACTTTATATCGATGGGAACTGGATAGACGATTATATAGATTTTACTTCCATAGAAGTAAAAGCGGGTGAAGCACTTTCAAAAGGTGATGTTGTTTATATACACGATGGTTCGGGAGATACACCCGAAGTAAGAAAAGCGGATTCATCGAGTGCTTCAACCATGCCTGCTATAGGTATTGTTATGGATGGTTCTATAAACCAAAACAATAACGGACACGTCGTTACTTTTGGTACGTTTGGTATGACGTTTGACACGAATTTTCAAAAAGGTGAAATACTTTATGTAAGTAACACCACACCCGGTGGGTTAATGAATACAGTCCCATTTAATAACACGGATAAAATACAAAACGTTGGTATAGTTGTTAAATCCGGTGAGAAAATTCTTGTTACGGGTGTTGGTCGTTCGAATGATATTCCGAACGCAGAGGAAGTTTATGCACAGCCAACTTACGTCTACGTAAACAGCACAGGTAATGAACTCAAAAAGATACTCGCTTCAAATTTGAGTGCAAATAACCAAACTTTGGATATGGTTACGTCGTGGAGTAACTCGACGCAAAATACCATACAATCAACGCACGCAACAACCGGTTTCATATCGAGTGGTAACGTTCACATTGGAAGTAATATTTTTATTTCTGGTTTAACGGATCCAACAAACAATTATCTAACAATGGCTGATAAAACTACAGGTAATCTTATTAAATCACCTGCATATGTAACAGCAGGTGGTAAATATGTTATAGATGCAGCAGAAGCCGAATTTACTGGTAATTTAACGTTTACTGGTAACGCAACAACTTTTTCATCAAATAATGTTGTTATACAAGATAGAATTTTTGGTTTGGGTGCAAATAATGCAGTTCATAACCTCGATATGGGTATTTTGATGGAACACAAAGATGATGGTGATTATGCCAATATTGCTTTAATTTACCATGCAGATGAACATAGGTTTTCGTTAGGGTATACACAAAATACATTTACAGATGATCATATTTTGCATTACCAAGACCCTGACCATGTAATTACCTTTGATATACTAGGTAATACATTAGTTCAAAATAACTTAACTGTGGTACACGGTGATTTGACGGCAATTACTTTGAATGGTAATGTTGTTGGTAATAATGTAGATGCGATTACTTTGAATGGTAATGTTATTGGTAATAATGTAGATGCGATTACTTTGAATGGTAACGTTATTGGTAATAATGTAGACGTGATTACTTTGAATGGTAACGTTGCCGGGGATAATGTGAATGCGATTACACTTTATGGTAATGTCTCGGGGGATAATGTAAGTGTAATTACTTTGAATGGTAATGTCTCGGGGGATAATGTGAATGCAATTACACTTTATGGTAACGTCTCGGGAGATAATGTAAGTGTGATTACTTTGAATGGTAATGTCTCGGGGGATAATGTGAATACAATTACACTTTATGGTAACGTTGTTGGTAATAATGTAGATGTGATTACCTTGAATGGTAACGTTGTTGGTAATAATGTAGACGTGATTACTTTGAATGGTAATGTTGTCTCTGATAACGTGAATGCAATTACACTTTATGGTAATGTCTCGGGGGATAATGTGAATGCAATTACACTTTATGGTAATGTTGTCTCTGATAATGTCGTTGCTACAAACGGAATGTATGGTACTATCAAGGGTGCAAACACTATAAGTGCTTCCACTATTTATGTAGGTACAGGTACACCCAGTCTCGGTGATTATGAATTACGCGTCGAAGGGGACACAGAAATTACAGGTAATTTACTCGTAGGTGGTACAACAACAACCGTAAACACACAAAATCTTATTGTTCAAGATCCAATCATTCAACTTGGCGATGCATCAGCGTCAGTCGATTCCGGTTTATTACTTGCACGCCCATCTGATACAGATAATGTATACGTAGGGTACGACCAAACTAGAACGGAGTTTGCTATAGGTTTTACCGATAATCACGCAGGTGATTCTGATATAACTATAAAACAAGGTCAAGATTTCACTTTGAATGTATATGGTAACGTTGAGGCAAGTTACTTTTTTGGTGACGGTTCCCAACTTTCGGGTATACAAACGGCGACACCAACGTTAGCGAGTGTTGTCGATGAAGGTAACGTGACATCAAACGTCGTCCGGTTTTCAAATGCAACAACTGGTATTGAAATAACTTCAAACATCGATTTTGTAAATAAAATCACACTTAAATCAACGAGTACAACGAAATCGAATTTATTCGTCGTGAACGCGATCCAACTCGATCCAAGTTATGCGTCCCCGACACGTAACGTTTTATCATTTGATACTACCACAGG